TACGCATACGGGGATTGTGAGTGACGAGTTATTACGAAGAAGACGTGGCACTAACGTCAGATCATTTTAACCACCGTTTAATATGCCCTATCTGCAATGGGGATAATCTGCATCAGCGAGCCGTGGGGGTTTATCGCCATACTCATAATGATAATCAAGGGGTCTTAATTGCCCCAGACGGAGAGTGCACGGTGCACACCAGATTGCACGCAGACATATTGAATCCCTCTGGAGCAAGGGAGGGTATACGAATTAGTTTTTGGTGCGAGCATTCTTGTAAGACACCTGATTTGTTAATACTTCAACACAAAGGGACTACCTATATGGGGTGGGAAAATGAATCATTAGGTAGCCGACTTTGGCCTAATGAAACATGAACGCAGCGCCGTGGTCATTCAGTAGGATAAAGGCATTTCAGCAATGCCCTAAGCAGTTCTATCACGAGAAAGTAATCAAGCAATATCCGTTCAAACAAACCACGGCGACGATCTACGGCAACCAGTTTCACAGAGCTGCTGAAAAATACATACGTGACGGTGAAGAGTTAGACCCCCGCTTTGAATATGCACGAGGTGCCCTTGATGCGTTAAACGCTAAAGAGGGTGAGAAGTTATGTGAGATCCGTATGGGGCTAACAAAAGATTTAGAACCCTGTAGGTTCGGTGCGAATAACGTGTGGTTTCGTGGTATCGCAGACTTATTGATATTAAATCGTGATAAAAAGTTAGCATGGGTTGTTGACTATAAGACTGGTAGGAATGCAAAATACGCAGACAAAGGGCAGTTAGAGCTTATGGCTTTGGCTACTTTTAAGCACTATCCCGAAGTGGAGACCATTCGGGCTGGGCTGCTATTTGTGGTGAGCAATGATCTGATAAGAGATCGTTACACCACAGAAGAAGAGGAGAAGTTGTGGACTAAATGGTTCGGTGAGTACAACCATATGGAAACAGCTTTTGAGAACGATACGTGGAATCCCAACCCCAGTGGACTGTGTAAAGCATGGTGCCCAGTGTTGGAATGCCCACACAACGGAAAAAACTGATGCCGTATAAAAATCCAAAAGATCGTAAGAAACAAAAGAACCCGCCTGTCGGCAGCAAGGCGCACGAAGCACGGATGGAGAGACAGCGTGCGCGGCGTGCTATGGATAAAGCCGGACGCGATGCCAACAAAAATGGCAAAGCAGACAAACGTGAAGGCAAAGATGTCAGCCACAATAAGATGTTAAGTCGTGGAGGCAGCAACAAGGATGGTGTTCGTGTGGAGAGCAAGAGCGCCAACCGTAGTCGGAATGGAGAAAAGCCTTTGAGAAAAGCTACCGCTAGACCTCGACGCAGGCAGTGAGCGAAGAGATTAAAGGTGTTTTGGCTGGAGTTGGTATTGCTGCTGGCATATACCTTACAGCGTACATTTTATATTTAGTTTCTAAGTGAGGGGCATAGTAGTCGGGTGAGTGGTGGCATCCGACTTCTCCCGAGGCATGGATAAGCCTTGCTAAAGAAAGGGTGAGATGAAGTGCGTTCCCTCACACATCGTCTGATTGGAGCGATGGGAATGAAGCGCCAATCTCGCCGACCACCACAATCAGTTTCGGGGTATGACCCTTTAGTAATAGGGGGTCTCAACCGGATGCTCGGAACAGGCTAACCCTGTTGCCCTGCCCCATTTTTTAACCGCGTGTAGTGGACAACCACTTCGCGCTTTTTTGCATGAAGGGGCAAAACATGGGTAACAGATTTACAGTAGCAGATTTTCAAGCCGAGATAGCGCACACGATGCAGAAGCCGTATCTGCGAGTGAGAGGTGTGACGCTTCCTACCAAGCCGCTCTTAAAAAAGATGATAAACGATGTAGCGCCCGCTGCGGCTAGTCAGTTGTTGAACAGTGTCGTCTATGAAGTATCGGAAGACGTGGTTCTAGATACGACAGCCAAAATCGAAAAAAGCACTCGCAGGCAAATGGTTACTAATTTTTGGGAAGCAAGGATTCCACACGAAGATATGTTTATAGCATGGGAATTGCCTAAACCTGTCGATATGGAGGATAAAGGTGAGCAAGTATTCGAGGGATGGCTGATAACTAAAGTACATGGAGAGCAGGCTCTCGCTATACGTGTCGATAAACCAGTGGCAACACCAGACACGTTTTATCGTTATCAATACTACGTCGGTGAAGCAGGTGCAGGTGATAAGAGGTTACACATCACCCACCTTCCCACATCCATTGTTAATACAGGTTACTTCGATGCCGCACAAGACGCGCCGTGGGCGGGTTACGAAGCTGAATATGATAACGGTTCCAAAGATGCGGCGGGGCTAACACTCTTCGAGGTATTCAAACGCATTGTTGCTATACCTAAGTTCGGTTCTATTGATCCTGTAACGGGTGAGGCCCACGTAAATTATGACGAGTGGGCGCACGATTTAAGTTCTGATGAAAAGCGTATGCTTAATCAAATCTCTGCTATGCCAACCAGTTTTCCAGAGGGTGACTTCGACCCTCATCTTGGCGCTGCGAGGTTCATGCAAAGTGCTATTGAAGAAGAAAACGTCTATGTAATACTGATGATTAAGTCTTTCTCAAAACTCTTGGGGTTTATAGCCGCACAAAACTTTAACTGGGTGTTCACAGAACCTGTATCTCGCGGCAAACACACGAAGAACATTAGTAGTCGGATGCAACCTCGCAACCGCCACTACAAACTTGAGATCAAGCTACCCAAAGAAAAACAAGTTATAGAGGGCAAGCAAACTCAACGCACCCGTGAGTTTGGTAACGCACTGCATGAGGTGAAAGGTCATAAGAGAGAGTACAAAAATGGGCGAGTGATATGGATTGACGCGCACCGACGCGGCGATGCGAAGTACGGCATCGTCACTAAAGACTACGTGTTAACGAAAGACAAGAAGGGTGATAAATGAAAGTCATAGACAACAAGGCGCTCCTACTGCGGCTACGTGATCCAGCAAAAGTCACCGATGTCATACCAAAGAGTAAGGAGTTATCAGGTAACCGTGTGGTGGTTAACTGGGGTGTAGACGAGGCCCACGTACTCAAGAATCTCGACATTCACGCACCGTCGCCCATCGAAGGCAAGTATAAGTGGACGGGCAAGCACCAGCCGTTCAAGCACCAAAAAACCACAGCAGGGTTTCTGACACTTAACAAACGTGCGTTCTGCTTCAATGAACAGGGTACAGGCAAAACCGCCAGTGCTATTTGGGCAGCAGACTTTCTGATGAACCAAGGACGCATCAACCGTGTTCTTGTGGTCTGTCCTCTGTCGATTATGGATTCTGCATGGCGAGAAGATCTGTTTACTTTTGCCATGCACCGCAAAGTGGACGTGGCTTACGGTACGGCTAAGAAGAGAGCGCAGATAATAGAGAGCGATGCAGAGTTTGTTATAATAAATTATGACGGTGTGGCAATCGCATCCGAAGCTATCGCCAACGGTGGGTTTGATCTGGTCATCGTGGACGAAGCAACTCACTACAAAAACGCACAGACTGACCGCTGGAAAACACTTAACAGTCTGCTTGGCCCTGACAAATGGCTGTGGATGATGACTGGCACTCCCGCTGCACAGAGTCCACTGGACGCATACGGTCTGGCTAAACTTGTTAACCCGAAAGCGGTGCCACGCTTCTTTGGTTCTTTCCGTGACCAGACCATGATAAAGGTCACAAACTTCAAGTGGGTGCCTAAGCCCAACGCTACAGAGACAGTCTTCAACGCACTGCAACCAGCGATACGGTTCACCAAGGAAGAGTGTCTTGATCTACCTGACATCATATACACAACTCGTGACGTACCGCTCACTCGTCAGCAGGATAAATACTACAAAGAACTAAAAAATCGAATGGTCATGGAAGCTGCGGAGGAAACAGTCACAGCAGCTACGGCGGCGGTAAACATGAATAAGCTGTTACAAATAAGTTCTGGTGCGGTGTATACCGACGATAACGAGGTGGTGGAGTTTGACATCAAGCACAGATACAAGGTTCTGCGCGAGGTGATTGACGAATCCAGTAAGAAAGTTTTGATATTTGTACCGTTCAAACACACGATCACACTGCTTGCTGAGAAGCTACGTAAAGACAAGATACCTACTGAGATTATTAGCGGGGCAGTCAAGGCTGGTGACCGCACCCGCATCTTCAAAGAGTTCCAAGAAACAGATACCCCACGAGTGCTGGTCATTCAACCGCAAGCGGCAGCGCACGGCGTTACGTTAACCGCTGCGAACACAATTGTGTGGTGGGGGCCAACCAGTTCGGTGGAGACTTACGCACAAGCGAACGCTCGTATTCACAGAGCAGGACAGGATCACAAATGTACGATTGTACAGTTACGAGGATCGCACATAGAAAAGCGCGTATACGCACTTCTAGATAACAAAATAGACACACATACAAAAATTATTGATCTTTACAAGGAAATACTTGAATAACGCATAGTTCACCATTATATTGTCTTTCTCGGCAATGGAAGGACGAAAACATGGCTGATGCGAAGAACGTGGGAGACATACCTGTGCTGAAACTGACTCGGGCTTACCTGAATCTGAAAGCAGCAAGGGATGAGCTATCCGCTGAATATAAAGAGGCTGACGAGAAACTTGTCGGTAAGCAAAATAAAATCAAGAGCGCGTTGCTCGGGTATCTGAAAGAGAACGACATCAAGAGCGTTAAAACTGATGCTGGTACGTTTTACCGTAGCGTAAAACAAAGGTATTGGACTTCTGATTGGGAGTCGATGCACCAGTTCATCATGGAGCATTCGGTGCCAGAGTTTCTTGAAAAGCGTTTGCACCAAGGAGCAGTTAAGCAGTTTCTGGAAGAGAACCCTGACTTACTGCCGAAGGGATTGAACGTGGATTCTGAGTATGCGCTAACGATAAGGAAAGCATGATGGAGCAGTTAGTACCCATAGAAGATGTTGCGAAGCACTTTGGTGTGTCATTATCCACGACCCGTAAATGGGTTCGGGATGGGGTCATACCAGAGAATACCTACATCAAAATAGGGCACACTCAAAGATTTGCGCTGGCGAGTATCGCAGAAGCTCTGTTGAAAGGCAGCGCAGATGAGGAAGCACCAGCAGAAGAAGGGTTCAACCCGACTGACTTTGATCCTGACGAAGATGTGTAATGCGTCGAGTCAGTTTACTGGGTAACAAGTTTACTGGGTTAGATCACCAACCGGACAGCAGGTCAATAGACGTAATCATCGTGAATGCAGCAGGAGTATCCCGCGCATATTACAAAGATGCTTTCGATCCAAACGCCAAACGCTTTCCGACTTGTTGGTCTAGCGATACTCAGAGACCCGCACCCGAAGTGCCAGATGGACAGAAACAGAGCGCACGTTGTATGGACTGTGCTAACAACATAAGAGGATCTGGCGACGGACAGGGTAGGGCTTGCAGATTTAGTCAACGTCTAGCAATCGTTGAAGAGCGTGCGTTAGATACGGTGTACCAACTGCAAGTACCTGCCACGTCGATATTTGGTAAGGCCGTAGGTAGAAGCTCCATGCCTCTACAAGCGTACGCCAAATTTTTATCTGGGCATGGAACGCCCAGTGCAGCAGTGGTGACGAGAATAAGTTTTGATGCGGCTAGTGCTGTGCCAAAGCTGTTCTTTTACCCACAACGACCACTAGAAGAACAGGAACTGATTTTAGTTAGAGAGATAGTGGATGCAGATGACACGTTAGCGGCAATCGCTTTCGACATCACACCACACAACCGTGAAGGTTCGCCCTTCACTGCGACTGAAGGGTTCACGATAGCCAACTAGGAGACCAATATGGCTGACGATTACAAGTACTACACGATAGAGAACGTCGAGGCTCTATACCCAAAACTCGATACCACATACAAGTTCGATCAAATGGCTAATAACGGCAAAGGTGCTTCTGTGAAGTGCGATGCTTTGGATGACAATGCTGCATACGAAATGTCCTTTGTCATGGATGCAACGAAAGCTAAGGCGCTACATAAGGCGATGGCTGTCGCTTACAAAGCTGAGAAAAAAGATGGTTGGCCTGATAAGTTTCCTAACCCGCTGAAAAAGCAGGAAGGTGGTCGCTGGGTAGGTAAGGCCAGATTGAAAGGCGCATACGGCAGCGACAAGACAACGCCTCCACTGCAAGTCGATGCTCAAAACAATAAGCTACCGTCAGACTTCCAACTGACCACAGGCAGCATTGTAAACGTGGCATTTACGTTTGTGCCATACGCTATCAACGGTTATGGCGTTAGTTTGAGGATTAACGGCGTACAAGTCATCGACTACAAGCCTTTAGCGGCACGTTCGCCTTTCGGCGTCGTAAACGGCGGCTTTGTAGCGCAACCTGATAACCCGTTTAGTGATACAACTCGTAGTACGATAGATGCGCCTGAAGATGATAGCGATGACATTTTCGGTGACGAACCAGACACCTCTCAAGTAGAGGAACCAAAAAAGGTCGTGAAGAAATCTGCCCCCGCACCCAAGGAAGATGACGACGATCTGAGTGCCATTGTTGAAGGTTGGGATGACTAACCACTAACAATCACTCCGCTGTGACTAGGGGTTCTCCTTTCCCCGAAAAAGATGCGCCGACATCTCTGTCACAGCGTACCCTCGGCATTGGGTGCAAGCATGAATACGATAGAATTTTTACACTGGGTGCTACCCCCAGAGGGGACGTATGTCCTCTTTCGGAGCAACTCAACATTAGGCAGACATAGGCAAGTATATTTTCAGTCGCTGGATGAACTAGCAGAGGCGGCTGACTACTACGACTCAGAAGGTTGGGACACCTATTTCGCATTAGGCAACTTTGCGAGAGATACCCGTCGAGCAGAAGACGTTAAACAGCTTAAATCTTTTTTCCTAGATCTAGATTGCGGAGAAGATAAAGCAGCCGAAGGCAAAGGGTTTGCCACGCAGGGGGAGGCGCTACGCAGGCTGCAAGACTTCTGTACATCTCTAGAGTTACCAAAACCTCTTATAGTTAACTCTGGGCGCGGTGTGCACGTCTACTGGGTTCTATCAGAGTCTATACCAGTAGAGCAGTGGAAGCCGGTAGCCGAACAGTTTAAACGCAAGTGCAGAGACTTTGGGTTAGAGATAGACCCAGCAGTGCCAGCAGATGCTGCGCGAGTGCTGCGGGTAGTGGGTACACACAACCACAAACCTGAAACGCCAGCGCCAGTGGAACTCGTCAATAAAAAACCTGACGCGATTAACTTTGATTTCTTTGCCAGCAAAATAGGTTTGGACACGATACCAGTGCCCCAGAAACGCATAGCTGAAGAGGGGCCAGCTAACCTACGCGAAGCGATCATTCAGAACCTCAAATACAGTTTCAAAGACATTCTCTTAAAATCATCTAGCGACAAAGGGTGTAAGCAACTAGCTCGTATAATCAAAGGTCAAGCAGAAGCAAGTGAGCCGATGTGGAGAGCAGGGTTGTCCATCGCTAAGTTTTGCGAAGACGGTGACAAAGCCGCACAGAAAATATCTGAGAAACATCCCGAATATACGCCAGAACTAACGCTCGAAAAGTTGGATCTAATTAAAGGCCCGTACCGTTGCACTACATTCGATGAAAACGAAGGGGGTATATGCACTGACTGCCCACACTGGGGCAAGATCAGTTCACCGATTACACTGGGACGTAGGGTATCAGAAGCAGAAATTAACGAAGACGGTACATATGCAAATGACTTTCAGGATCAGCAACTACAAACAGGTCAAGGTACGCTACTTGGAAAGTTGGCATGTCAGGATGTTTCTACACAACACGTTATACCTTTATACCCTCGCCCATACTTTCGCGGTCAGAACGGCGGTGTGTACGTCAGGAACATAACCCCAGACGGAGAGGTCGATGAACACGTCATATATCACCATGACGTATACATAACGCAACGCTTACTGGATGCAGAGGCAGGCGAATCTGTAGTTTGTAGAATACATCTGCCCAAAGACGGTGTGCGAGAGTTCACGATGCCGCTTACGGCGATGACTTCTCGTGAAGAGTTTAGAAAGAACATGGCGATGCAAGGTGTCGCCGTCCCACGAATAGACGACTTGATGCAATATATGATTACTTGGGTAAACGAATTACAAGCTACCGTTACAGCAAATACGGCACATCGACAATTCGGTTGGACTGACGATAGCATGAGCGCCTTCGTTCTAGGCGACAAAGAAATACACGCAGACCATATTCAACATAACCCTCCCTCTACAGCCACCACTGCTTACATCTCGTACTTTCAACCAAAAGGCACGCTAGAAGCGTGGAAAGAGATGGCTAATTTCTACAACACGCGGCCTGAGTTGGTAATGCACCAGTATGTCGTGTGTACAGCATTTGGTTCTCCCTTGATGAGTTTTTTGCCTCAGAATGCTTGCGCGTTGCATATACATAACAACTTGAGTGGGTGCGGTAAATCCGCAGCCGTACGAGTAGCGTCCTCAGTATGGGGAGCTGAAAAGGGTATGATGACACCTGAAGCTGCTACTGATGCGTTCAAATTCAACCGTGCAGAACTGTTACGCAACCTACCGTTCTATATAGATGAATTGAGTAACACAGAAGGAAAGCAGCTAAGTAATTTGGTTTACCAAATATCTGCTGGGGAACAACGTGGTCGCATGTCCAGCGGCTCTAACCAAGAACGCCTCCGTGGTGAGTCATGGCACTTCTTATGTGTTACCACTGGTAACGCAAGTGTTGTTCAACGTATTGCGGCGGATAAGCAAGCGCCGAAAGCAGAGGCACAGAGGATATTAGAGTGGAGAGCGGAGCGTGTATTTAGCGATACTGAGAGCAAAAAAGACACCGATGGTTTTGATATGGCCCTTACGAATAATTACGGACATGCGGGGTTAATCTACATTCAATATGTCATACAGAACTTAGAAGATGTTAAGAAGCTCGTGCTTAGGTTTCAACGCATGGTTGATGAGAAAGCAGGGCTTACAGCAGAAAATCGTTTCTGGTCTGCCGGAGCAGCCACCACTCTAGCTGGCGCGTATATCGCTAACAAACTAGGGCTGGTGAACTACGACATGGGAGAGTTGTTCAAGTGGACGATCAAACTACTCAAGACAAATTTACAATCCATAGAGGATATGGGTACATCAGTGGAGCAGACGTTGAGTGACTATCTAGCTGAAAACTATAACAACATACTGGTTCTCAAAAGCACGGATGATCTACGTAGCACCTCTGGTAACGGACTAGATAACATCGTCATACCCGACGCATTACCACGCGGAAAGCTGATAGCACGTTATGAGACAGATACAAAGAGAGCATACATAGTTCCAAAGTTTTTGAAGTCATGGTGCGCTGCACACCAAATTGATTACAGTGCGTTTGTAGAAGGTATGATGAAAAACATGGGTGGTAAACGTGTGCAGATGCGGCTCGGTAAAGGCACTCATGCAGGATCAATGATGCCCAACACCAGAGTGATAGCTGTTAACTGTAACTTGTTTGGAGATAACGCCGCAGGCGAGGATAATTTATACGACGCCGTGGATTAGATGTCGGATATAACGCTCAAACTGTATGACGTAAATCCTGATGGGGTACGTATCGTTGTGGATTGGGGCGCTATGGTAGTAGGTAGTTCGATATTCATACCGTGCATCAACACAAACAAAGCGTTGCAGCAGGTTAAGCGTATCTGCGTGGAAGAGTTGGGGTGGGAGATTGTTGCAAAAGTAGTGATAGAAAAACCACTTTCTGGTGTTCGCGTATGGAGACTCGTATGATACGATCCGCCCCGATAAGGTCGGTCTCCAAAGGTCTTATCTTCTCTCCTGCCCTCCTACCGTAGGCTCCCCTTCACTGCGGTAGGAGGGTTTTACAGATACCCAACTGATTCCACAGCAGATTTCATGTAAGGAGATAGCAGCACACCGTTGTGCATTTTTGCGGTAGTGGTTCGGTGCCTACGCATAGATCGTTCTATGGTGTCAGGCGTTATAGCTAGTTTGGGGTCTACCTTGATAATGTCTTCACGGTTGAACTCTACGATCTCTTTCATAACCTCTCTAGCTTCTTCAGAGTCACCAAATCTCAAAGCGATGTAGTATCGTTTCATCAACTTACTACGCTTGTCCCTTGCCGCCGATTCCATGCTTTTAGCAGCAGAAGTCTCTTCTATCTGCCGTGTGTATCCTACAGGTGGGAAACCCAATATCTGTGTAAGTATGTCGCCCGTTGTGATGTCGTCATATATAGGATCACCACGGCGAGTTAAAATGCCTTCATCTCTAGGGTATCTGATAAGACCTTTATAGGCGTTTCGCACAGCCCCCGGCAGCATGGACTCCATACCTCTTTCAAACTCACCGTCCATTATTTCGTTAAATCCTTCTATACCTCTAGAAGTTACGCTCCATGCGGGGCCACCAAAGTAGTGCCCAAATGATTCTTCTGGAGATGGATCAGTGTTGAACTTGTCTGCTTCAAACAATAGATCGGTTAGTTTGACGCGCTGAGATACATCAAGTCCTGTTACCTCAGACAACACACCTTTATACAACACATCGTTATCTAGATAACTACGCAGTGCCTCATCAGCATCTTCTTCGTAATCATCTTGGAACATGTCGTAGATCATAGACACAGCGCCATACAACGGTAGACCTTGCAGCCCAGCAAAGAACACTGCTGACAAATGAATACCTGCAAGTTGTTTGAACGCTTGATTACGTAACGCTCTACTTTCAGCGTTGTCCCCCGGAAACATGTTCTGTACTAGCTGCTTACCTGTTTTGAACATCGTGTAGTACATCTGAATGCCGTAACCCTTGTACATCAGAGCGATACGTCCAAGACCTGCACGAGCATAACGAGGGCCGGTTTCTAGTGTAGCCCCACCGTTAATTTGTTGAGTGTTGTATAAAGCCTCTTCTGCCGCCGCTTGTTGTTGCGCTGCTGTAGCATTTTTGGGGTTCCCGTTAGTCAGCTTGTCTAGTTCAAGGTTGTAGGCCATGACCATTGCGGTCTGCCGATTCATCACTTCTGCGGTATGGAACATCAGTGCAGAAGCATTAGTCAGTTTGTCTAGGAAGCTAGTTTCACGGCCCGACTGATCTACACTAAGCGTTTCTGCCAAGAAGGATGTATTTAGTTCTCCGCGTTTGGCGGCGAGTTGCACCAGTGGACGTATGCGCTCTAGCTCTTCTTTTCTTTCTTGAGGTATATCCAAGTCTGTGCGAACAGAATACGTAACAGTGCCATCTTCTTCAGTTCTGCGAGTGTAGTAATTATCCAACGAAGGTATCGTGTATTTCTCACTGAATTTCTTACCTTCTTGTGGATCGTTAGAAAAGTCTTCTCGCGCATGAGGTACGTAAGAACTACTAAACAACTTAGCTGCGTTCTTCATAGCTGCCCCAGTTTTAACGAAACCGTAAGTGCCAGCTAGCATGGGGTAAGCAAACAAAGGGATTTGCGATAAGTTGACCAGTGCAGAAGATGCGTTAAAACCAATAGTCCACATAAACGCAAATCGGTTTGCGTTCTT